AGCACTTTCAAGCCGGGAGAACTTCTCGGACATAGGTGAGTAAGTACGACATTTCAACTCAAAATTAGTTTCAAAGCCGTACTTGTTATGTTTTTGTTCTTTCTTCACAGGGAACCAAACTGTGCAAATTTCGCAAGCAGCAAAATAAGCGTGCATACGCTTCATGTTCACAGAATTGATACGAGCCAACTTGTAAATAAGTTCAATTGCCTTAGCCTGTTCTTTCTTCGTCTCATCATTGCCAACACTGTAAATCCTTTTCACAGGTATAGAGAACGCCATTTGTGTCATTCTACGAGTAGACAGCTTTTGGAGTCCGTAAGTGATCCGAGCAACCTTGTCGATAGAACCATCTTTCTTGACTTTGTCCTTACGCAAATTCTTGTCGATTTTGATAGGGTGTTTCTTCGGGTCGTATTCCTTTTCAATACTAGACCATGACATCACAGTCACACATTTGTTCTTAAGGTCTGTGATTATATCTTCGACCTTTCTGTCTTTGCTGATAATTTCTTTTGCAGTCATAATGTAGTTTTATAGCATATCGTTAATAATATCTTCGTCTGATAATATAGTTCCATTACCACTAGGGTAAAATGTATTTGCAAGTGAATCGAACTTATCGGTTGAGCGTTTCAATCGTTTCACAATGTCTTCTTTCGGTTCGATAAGGATAGAGCCATTAGATTGAAACTTCCACCTTATCTCTGTTGCTTCTTCGGTGAATTCATCATCGGGTGGAAGACAAGGGTTATTCTTATTCTTCGGGTCCAACCAGTCACGCACACACCAAAATAAAAATGCCCGCATGTTTGCGAACGTGTAAACGTTGTTTATATCACTCAGTCCACTAGCTCCTTCGGAGTACTTGCAGGATATAGCATTCCAAAAGTTCTGCTCCAAAAGCCTTGAATAAACCCCCGCACCCTCTCCAATCGTGTCAATGAATGCAAACGTACCTTTACGGTTAATGTAGTTCTTTACAAGTCCCGCAATGTGCATGTGGTCTGCCTTACCTGCCGACTGGTGTGTTATGAACTTTTCAACCCAATTGTCACGCCTTGGACACAGTACGCTTTTATCTCTACCCATACCGGCAACGTCAACACCTAACCGGACAGGAACATCAACAGTAGAATTTGTTTCCTGATAAATCAACCAACGTTGGTTTGCTAGTTCAATCCATTCGTAAGGAATAAGAACATCTTCACCAACTTTCGGGAACATTCCGAGTACTTTTACTCGAAACAAGTCATTTGGCCTATAGAAGTGTTTAAGGTTGGTTTCGTCATTCCAAATAAAATCTCCATCTCCCTCATTGAATTCATTCTCAACAATTGGAGTGCACCAACTCTTTATCTTGTCATTCACCCACTCAAAGTCAACCTGACCCGGTATCGTTACTTTTCGATTGACTACATTTTCAGCGTGTAGTGAATTTAATCTAAACTTATTGAAACGGTCTGATTTCATTGCTTTTGCAGCGTAACCAGTCGTAACATTAGGGTTGAATACTAGCAACAACCTTGAATTTCCCTGCAAGTTACCCTCGATGGCATTAAAGATTAATTCAGACATCCCAGAAGCTTCCGTTGCAACAAACATGGTATTTACAGCGTGAAACCCTGACCATGCTTCCGTATTGTTATCGTCAGCCTTGAAACCTGTTAGAAACCATTCTTCGTAACTTGTTCGAATATCTCCAGACACGATCCTGCCGGGCAAACATTTAGCGTTACGCATCAACCTACGAATTTCAGGAACCATAATGTTAGTTACTTGTCTTCCTGTAGGTGCTGTCATTGCTACCTTTGTGTTCTCAACCAGTTCGCCTTTAGAATTAAACTTAGGAGTTAGATACAAGAAACACAAAGAAGCGCAAGCAGCTACGAAGTCTTTACCTCTCGCTGTTCCGCTTGCAACCGCAGTCATCTTGTTGTGCTGAACAGACCTGATAATATCCTGTTGCTCTTTGTCCAGTCGAGCCTTTAGGACCTCCCGAACAAATTTATTCCAATCAGCTTGCCATGACTTGAAAACTGCAATTTGTTTTTCTTTGTCATTTGCTTGCTTCTTCTTCATCATCGGTTGCTGTTGCAGACTTCATTAAATCCTCAAAGGGATTACCGGAAAGTTCAACATCTTTCTTGTCACGCCACTCGTCAGGTCTGCGATTTTTCAACCAAAAACAAATCGCCCCTACATCAGGAACAATGTGTTTGTCTGTCGTTTCAATTCGTGCAGGCTTTTGGTTGCCCTGTGCATCCATCTCAATAACTACTTTCTTTTCTTTGTCTGTGTAGCCAGTAGCCCTTTTGAACAAAGAAGTAAGTACTTTAGCATCAGCACAGTCTTTTCCAATTTTTAAGGCGTCCGAAAACTCAGGATAAATCTTCTCCCATAGCTTCAATGTTGACCTTGAAACGCCAATGCATTTTGCTATCTCCTTGTCAATCAATCCTTCCATTGCTAGGCTTTGCACCCATGGTATATGAATGTCAGGTGTATAATCAGTTGGTCTCCCCATAATCTATTCTCCTAAGTATTGATTTGCTAGTACTTCTAGTGATTTCCATTTTGTCTTTTCGGTAATCTCCCCTTCTTTTTTCATTTTTTCGATTACTTTTTTCATCGTTTCGTTCAATGATTGGGGAATAGCTGCCGAACCGAACAAATGTGATAACGTTACCCATTCTTCCGTTCCGTCATATTCCGAAGCTTCCATTTCAGCATTGGCAAGGCTTATCATTGAATGCATGGCTGTTCCGAGATTCTTTACATTCTTGAAATTCTGATACTTTGCTAACGTTTCCATTAATTGCTCATACTGGTCAATGTATGCAGCGCCTATGTAGTCGAAACTTCCTTGCGTTTTACTTACGAGCAATTCCAAATCTTTCAATTGGTGTGGCAGGAAAACAATCTGTAATTGCTTCCAGTCAAAGTCCACCATAGGTGCCAACAGCTTTTCCAATTCAGCAAGTGGTTCGCCTATTACATCCTTTCCGATAAAACTTTCAATCATGTCGTCTACGTCAGTAATCATTTTGGCAATCTCTTTCAACATTGAAGGATCATCGAAACCATTAATGGCGTTGTGTGCAAGTTGTTTTGCTGCAATCTGGCTTCTTGTTAGCCCTGTAATATCAAGCAAAACAATTATCTCTTTCAATCCTGCTTCTTTTGAAGCTCTCAAACGGTGGTGTCCTGAGATAACCTCTATTTTATCCGTAAATGCACAAAGAGGTAAACTTTCAAGCCCACCTCTCTTTTTTATGTTCTCATGCAATTGACGAAACATTTCAGGTTTCATCAAGTGAGCGTTTTTATCCTGCTCACGGATTAAATTTATTTCAACTCTTGCAACTACGATTCCATAACCTAAATCTGCAAGTACAGTAACTCCGGAAGGTAATTCTACTCCTGTTGTGATTTTGCTTTCGCTCTTTCCTGTTTCCATGTTTCTTCTTTTTTCAACCAAAGCTTTAGTGTTTCTTCCTTGGTACGATCTTGTATTTCGGTTTTGTAAATTAATTTGTAGCCTAACTTTCCTTTTTCTTTCGAAACTAACTTCATTACACCACGCATTTCCTTTGATTCGGGGTACTTGGTGATTTGTGTTGTTTGAACTCCATGAAGTCGGGAAATTTGATAATCGGTTAGCATTGCTTTCAGCGTTTGCCGGTTCGTTGCTATCATGGTGAGTAATCGGCCCAATCGGTAGTTTTTTGTCGGGATCGTAATTCCAAACATGATCAGCAAATCTTTCAGAACCATGGCACCAATAGCTATTTGATAACCGAACACTCCTGCAACATATCGGTCAATAAGCAAAACTACATTTACCTGGGCTTGACCACCTACAAAGTTGTGAGTCCAAATGCCACGATAGTACTGGCAATACTGTGGTTCAACCTGCATGAATTCTATCTTGGAATTTTCAGTAATTACGTAATCAGTTGGGAGGGTTGAGCAATCGAGCGGTGACATTTTGCTTTCATTGGAACGAACAACCATTTTACCCTCTGCAAGAGCTTCGGCCTTTTCTTCTTGGTTGGTAGTTAGGTAAACATTGAAACCTTTGCGAACACCGTAACGAGTAAAGATAGCTTTGCCGGCCATCTTTTGCGTTTCGTTCTCTTCATAGCAAATTATCAGTGCTTTTGCACCTTTCATCAATTCGAACAAATCGGTTAATCCTGTCTTTGGGTCAAATATGCCATACTCAGGTTCTTTCCAGTTCATGTTTCCACCTGTTCCGTACCACTTTTCAAAACCTGCAGTGTATGTTGGAGGGTTCGCGATAATGATTGTCTTTTCATCATTGATCACTTCGTTGATATGCTCAAACATATCGAGAGGACGGTAATTGAAACCTTGCAGCAATCCTTTTCCACGATCCAGTTGCTCTTGAATCTTAGCAATATGTTCTTCTTTGCGAAGCTCCAAATCTTTGAGCATGGCATAAAAAAAATCACTACCTGCAGTCATCATTGTTTTCAAGTACATCAATGCGTAAAGCGAGGTTGCAGGATCAAGCAATTCTTCTTTCGAAAATCCGGTTGCTTCAATCTCTAAATCTTCAAGAGACTTTCCCATCATAGCATAACCGAAAATTGACGAGAACATGGTTACATCACTTGATTCTATCTGTTCAGGTTTAAATCCTGCCTGAATGGCTAGGTGCGACATAGCAAATGCACCACAACAAGGTTCAACAACACGTGTGAAACCTGCTTTGCGTGCATTTTCCAAAATCGTTTTCATGTACTTCTGTTCAGAAGGAACGAGCGTTCCGAGAAAGAATGCTCCAGGTGTTTGTAGTGCCATACTTTTGTACTTAAAAAAATTATGCGGGAAGTCGTATTACTCCCCGCATTTCATTACTTTTCCGTGCCTACAGGCTAAATTATTTGTCCGCCCTGACTGAGTTACGCAGCCAACCCCTCCATAAAGTGTGGAGTACTCTTTTCCTTGAGCTAAGGACGGGGGTAATTACATTACTCGTTTATTGATAAGATAACTTACAGTACTTCTATCAGTAATGTTATATCTTTCCATTATTTCCTTATACGAATGACCATCTTCACGGTACTTTCTAATTTCCAAAACCTGATCAAAAGGGTATTTTATAATTTCTTTAGTTCCAGTCAATCCACGTGTATTTCTTACTAACTTAGGAATATCCATTTGATTTTCACTTCTTGTTCCGATCAATATATTTTCCCAAGAATTATCTAATGGAATACCATTAAAATGCCGAACTTCAACCCCTTCTTTATAAATTTCACTTCCGAATTTTTGAAATGCTTGAAGTCTATGAACTCTTATAGATGCTTTTTCACCATTAATTCTTATTTCAAATTTACTATATCCACGAGCAGTTGATAATTTCAATACATTTCCTTTCGGACTATAAACAACCCCTTGTTTGGAAACAAAATATCCTTTTGATATTGCAATAAATTCTTTTTTGATTTCCATATTACTTCAATCAAAAAGTGAAGTCTGTGCATCAATAACTTTTGGCTTTTCAATTTCGGTTTTGGTTTCAACTTTGAATTCTTCAATCTCGAAACCTGCTTTTTGAAGCCAAAGAGCCACATTGTAACGGTGACATTCTTTTTGTTCTTTTTCAAAACAGCAAAGAGCAATTTTAGTACTATTTGTTTTTTCGGCAATCCATTCAATCTGCTTAATAATGTTTTTTGGAGTTGTAACCCCTAGAACTCTTTCAGCAAATAACTTGTCGTATTCTTCGGCTCCAAACTTCAACATGTAAGATAAAGGAGCTAACTCCAACATTACAGGTCCAGTCCAATTTTTTGGAGGATAACGACTTATACTAATCATTAAAACATTGTTGTTTTGCAATGCTCTGAAATTACCGAAGTAACCGGTGTAAAGTTTTACTTTTGTCATTCTGCTACTGTTTTGTTTCAACAACTAAGGCTTTGAAAGAAATGGTGCAATGTGTGGAGTGCTTTCTTTCAAAAATTCACACGCTTGTGAGCTTTTGCCTTAATTATTGAATTGTGATGTAAAAGTAGCAAAAAGTGAGTGTATAACAATCACTTTTTGCGTTAAAAATGAAAATAATTAGCGTTTTTGTTCAATTTCTTTCAATTTTTTCTTGTAATGAACAAAAAGTAGGTCAATTTCTACTTCTGACAAATTACAGGTGTTGAACTTCTTTATTTCGAGTGATTCAGCTATTTTCTCGCCATATTTCGCAATCAAACCCTTTCGGTAGCCCTGTATGTTCCCTTCGTCAAAACGGTTGCAGGAACGACACTGAGCGTTGCAATTGTGTTCGTCAAACCTGGTTGACATGTGTTTTCTGTTCACATAATGACCGCAATCACAATCTTCGAACTTGATTATCTTTCCACAGCTGATACAACGACCAAAAGTAAAACTGCAATCACGTCTTCGAATGAATTTCGAAAACACTATATCGAGACGTTCTACTTTCTTACTTCGTGTTGATTTTTGAACTTTTGCGCCTTTCGGCCTTGATCTGTCAATCCAAGTCATGATTAGAATGGCAAATCTTCACCTTCACTAGCACTTGGAAGCGGTTCGGTGGTTGTTGGTATTGGTTCAGCTTTTAAAGGTCCTTGTTGAGCCTGAGAATCGGCTTGTTTCGGACTTAATAGTTCCAAATGAGAAACGTTGCAGTTCAGGCCACAAGTCATTTGACCAGCTTTCTCAAACATTTTCTTTGAAAGTTGCCCTTCGACATAAACCTTAGTGCCTTTTTTCAATAATGGAACTAAAGCACTACTTCCATCCTTTACTCGCTTTAAGCATGAAATCCACTCTGTCGTTTCATGTTTAACTCCTTGTCCATCAGTGTAACTTTCGGTATTAGCTACTGAGAATGCAGCATAAGTATGACCGCTCCACTCTTTGATTGTTGCATCATTTCCAAGATGCCCGATAGTGATTAATTTAAGCATAACTCTTTGTTGTTTAATTGTTTAGTATCTTTTTCTTGTAAATCTTCAAGCTTTGCAAATGCTCTGAACTGAGCATCAAACCCTTCGTAATCAATGAAGAAGTTTTGTTCTTGACTTTCGTGAATCATGCTTCTTACATGTTCAAGGTAAACTTTAGTGTCTTTGTTGATCTTGAAAGTCATTTCGGAAGCTTTACCTTTGAACCCCCAACTTTTCATGTATTCGTCATATTCAAGCCGTAGGGTATTGGACATATTTTGAAGTAGGAAAATTGCACTTTC